GCTTCAACAAATACAGGCGTATTAAATTCAAATTTAGTTGCAACTGAAGCGTCGTCAGAAGCTACTGGAGTATTAGTATTTGTTGGAAATAATATTTTACTAGCAAAAGGCAATCTAGAAGATGTCGGAACGCCATTTTCAGTTTCTCTAATTTGTAATTCAATACCAAATTTAGAACTTACTGATTTAAAATAAACTTCAATAGCTGTAATAAACACACCAGCCGCGCCTGCAGGAGGAGGCGGTTCATTAATATAAAATGTTTGCGCAATTGGTTTCATATTTCTATTATTCCTTTATGTTTTATATTTATTACTCTGCATCGCCACCACCACCAGCGCCATCACCACCACCTTCATCACCACCACCTTCATCACCACCATCACCACCATCATCATCACCATCATCAAATTGAGAATCCATTTCATCACCACTTTCAAGTGGAGCATCGAGATTAAAATTGACAGGGATATCTACAACTATGTTATCAAGAAGTACTGGTGGTGTTATAACAGGCACTATTATAGGTGGCGTAATAACCACAGGTATAGGAAATGGTGGCGGCGGTGGTGGCGGCGGTGGTAGCGTAATAACCACAGGTATAGGAGATGGTGGAAGTGGCGGCGGTACGTACGGAGGATACACTTCCCGCGGGCAGATCGGGGGGGTTGGTGGCGGAGGTGGTGTAATTGTAATAACAACAGGATCTGTTGAGTTTGTTATAGTTCTCGTATCAACAAATTCACTAATTTCTTGAATTGTTTGTCTTGTGTTAAATTTTAACTGCGCTGTGTTATATGTTAATCTAGAACCAAAAAAAGTATCCTGAGCACTAGTAGTAATTGCACTAGCTCCTTGCGCAAGATCTGAAATATCTGCCAACATAAATACAATTTCTTCTGATTTAAAAGAATTTGGTGGCAAATAAAAGTTACCATATACACTACCAGTATCATCGGTATATAATTGATCGCCTGGTATACCACTATACATATCCCCTTGCACTCCAGTTTTTCCAAAAATTGGGCTTAATGGTGAACAAAAAGAGCTAACAGGAATATTTCCAAAATATGCATATACCTTTGTATTTGGTTTCATGCCATGAGCGACAAAAGCTATATTAATAGTGTTTAAATATGGTAAAATATCTATGGAAGTTACATAATTACCAGCATCATACTGCTGAGATGACAATTTAGTATTTAAAGTTGTACCAACTCTCTGCTGATTTTGTGTCAAAGTAGTAGTTATTTGATTCTTAGAAGAATTTGTTCCAACTTGTGCAGAAGAAATATCTGATGAAACAGTTTGCCAATTACCCCAAGAAGCTCCCCATGGATTTCTAGATTGTCCCATGTTAACCCAATTTGTTCCTAAATCGATATTATTAATAACGTCTGGACTTTGTACAATATTTGGAGACAATGAACCATTTGGTTGTAATCTTAAAACACCTTTCCAATTAAATATATTACCCTCAGTACAATTTCTATATTTGGAAGCGTAACCCTGAGAAATATACAAATTATTATTTGTGTGTTTCAACATAATTAAAGAGCCATGTTGAACAACATTTTCTGTATTACTTACTGCATTGTCAAAATCTAAACTAATTCTTAACTGTTTAAAAGAAGGTCTTAGTTCTGAACGATCAGAGTCAATAGCAATATAAAATTTAGGATCAATAGTATTTGATAAATCAAATCCTTTAAATGGATCAACAAAAATACCATTTTGGAATCTATTTTGGCCTGTCACATCGCTTCTTACTAATTGTTTAGTAGCTGAAGTTTCAAGGAGAGATAAAGAAGTATAATACTCAAGATTTTCAATTCTTTTTTGAAGGGTCCCAATGTCCTTCATAGTAAATCTTCTGTTCTGCATCAATGTAGAAGTAATAGCATAATCATATCTTTTAGATATTTTAGCTTGATATGTTGGAAGAGAAGGATATGGAGGTATACTAACAATACCAAGAGTCATAGTTCCAGCAATTTCCTGTGGTGGTTTAGGATTATTTACAACAGGAATACCTTCATTAATTAAAAGTTTACCATTCGTATCAACTGAAACACGATCAACTCTCTGTAAATAATATTCCAGATCAGTTTGAAATACTGAATCTGGAACTGGAACATATGGATTTGAGTTAAAAACTAATGTTGAAGATGGATTAATTGTTGCTGCAGCAATAGAGGTTGCGTTAGCAGCTGTATTTGAAGCGAATGGTCTAAAATCAACACAATCTCTTAAATCAAATACTGTTCCTTTAGAAGTTGTAAATAAAGGAATTTGTTCTGTTGTGATTGCATTTGTATTAGCTGATCCATTAATATCATCAATTGGATAAGAATTTGCTGTAAAAAACCCACGGCCATTTGTTTGATCGTAATTAAAATAAGATAATTTAACTAATATAGTTGAATTGGCGTTCAACTTAGAAAATGCAACTGAGCCGCTTTTTACTTTTAAATTAGCTAATTCGTAATGCGTATCTCTTTGGCCATTATCTAATGTGAAACTTACAGAATGATCTGTTAAAGTATCATCATATGTTGTTCCAGTATTCAACCAAACGCCATCGATATTTAAAACGTCTGGTAATCCTAATGACCATGGACCAGTAAATCCACCATCATTGGTATTACATTTAATTTTAACATAAACATTTTTGTTAACAATTTTATTAACAGGAACAGTGTTTGTTCTATCTACATTCGTATAAATGTCAGCATTAAATGTAGTATCTAAATTAGAACCTAATATTAAAGTAGCTGATGTTGATGTATTAATTACAATAAAACGATCATTTCTACCACCAAATGGAATAGCATATCCTGGTGGGAAAGATAAAGAGTGATTAGAAGAAGCGTTAGTTGAATTGAAATTTAACTCCGCTGTCATAGAAGTATTATTAGCTATACTAATAATTAATTTGCTTTCACCATTAACATCAATATAATCGCCAATATTATATTCTGATAAAAATGAAGTTGTAGAACCTGTAATAATTGAGTTACCAGAACTTACAGAAACAGTCCCTGATAAATTTGCACTATAACCCTGCGATGTTGCAACTACAATAAATTCTTTTTGCTCTGAAGAAGAAAGAGCGCCTGAATAAGGTAAAACTTCTGAACCAGTACCAATAGCAGGTGGAACTGAAATTGTACCATTACCACTAGAGTTAAATGCTGTCGTAAGTTTTTTTCTATAAACAAAACTTGTATTATTAAACCCATCTGTCTTAATAGCTCTTTGACCGAATGGAAAAATCATAGTATTAAGATATGTGTCTTGTAAATTTGCAACATTAGCTGCAGATGCCGCATTATAAGAAAGAACTACGTCAGAAACACCTTTAGTTGCTCCATCGTAATAAACAATACTTTTTACATCTGCAAATTTTTGACCTGGATCCATAACAATATTAAACAAATACAAACGATATTGACAAGTAGCAGTTCCAATCACACCATCATCATAAGAAAATCCTCTTACATAAGCAGTACCAATTCTAGTTCCTGATGTGTGTTGAATATTTAACAAATTACCATTAGTAACTGCAGTCTGTGTTGTATTATGTAATTCTACTTCAATTATAGAACTTGAATCACCAAACTCTCCAGCAAATTCATTAACATAAACATAATAACCAAAATTAGTTGTTACAATTTGATTAGAAATAGCGTTATAATCTAAAGCTTTTCTTAAATTTAAAACTGTATTATCTAGATACTCTACGCGATAACCTTTAACATAACCCAAACCTTTTCCAACAATAAGATTAACACTGTTAGAGTACAAAGGATCAGAAATATCTTTTTGGTTAGTTGTTATAATAAAAGGAGATGCAACAAAGTCGCCATTTGTTTCAAATGTACGACGAGCCATTTCAGCTCCAATTGAAGAATATTCAGCTGTTTGTCTTAATGTAACAACAGCTCCATTTTTAAAATCTGCAAGAGAAAAGAAAGAATTTCCACTTGCTGCAACAGAAGTTTCTTTAACAACTAATTGTGGAACGATTTTTAATCTATCTGCGCCAGGGGCTGAATAATTTGGGCTTCCTGCTGCGTTATCATAAAGAGCAGAATTTGCTTGAGCTGTTTCAATAGATTCAAATGCATCAAAACCAACTGAAAGATTATCTGGTTTATTCGTATATGGAGATACTACAATGGTCTGAGGCTCAACATAAAGGAAAATTCCTTTTTTGAAAATAATACCAGCAGTTGTAGCCATCAAATATGAAAAACCAGTTGAGTTACCAACACTTATATTTGTGGTATTAGCAGCTACTAAAACTGTACCAATTGAAACATTAGCTGATGTTTTAATGGTTAAAGATTCATTAGGATCAAATGTAGATTGTTGATCACCATTAGCATATAAAGCAGAATTTAAATATTTAACAAAAAGCGTTTTAGTATTTGGAGCTTGAGAAATGTATCCTTCTTTTGTATCTATAATAATAGCTTCTAAACCATTACCATTAACAACATACTGATTGAGGAAATCAGATGTAGTAAATGTGGTGCCATTAGAAAAAGTATCTGCTAACTTTATATAAGAAACAGCGCTATCAAAAGTAAATGTACAACCTTCGATAATAGAACCGTCTTTGTAAATATTTCTACCAAATCGATTAATTTGATTTTGTAAAATGGACTGAAGCTGATTAAGCTCTCTGGTCTGCACAGCCGTAGCTGGTTTAAACAAAACTTTATATTGATCTGAGGTATCTACATAATCATCAAAGTAAGGGCTGATATTTAAATTTGTATCAAGTATCGTATTATTTGCCATTATTTCCTCTAAAATTTGATAATTATTTTAACCTGTTCGGTCGAATCTGGTGTTTTTGTAAATGGTTCTAAATTTTCAAAATATATAACCTTACCACTTTCTCTAACAAATTCAGGTAGTACAATAGAATTTTCTAAACTAGCATAACCGCTCGCACCAGAAATATCACCGATAATATTTTTTGTTTGGTTTACTGTAAATACACCATTAAAAGGAGTTGTGTTAGGTCCAGAAATATAATTCACATCGTTTATTAATAAAACACTATACACATTATTTATAGTAGTAATTTTAGATCCACCAACATTTTGAATTGTATCAAGAGGATTAAATGGTCTGTTTGTCGTTTCATTAAATCCATCAGTTGAAACAGCAGAAAGTTTAATATAATTAATGCTATTATTTACATAAGTTATAATAGCATTGGCGCCTGTAGTTGTATTAAGAAGAACCTCGCCAAGAGTAAAATTGGTTGTATCATTATACACCAAATCAAGCTCATCAGCTGTACTAATAACTCTACCTGTTGCAAAAGATTCTTCTTGTGTAACATATTCAAATTTAGAATATGGTTTTGTATTAGAGGTTAGCGTTATTCTTGATGTTTGGTTAATTCTTTCACCAAATGTATAAGACGAATTAACAGTACCATTAGAAGTGTATATTGCACTAATAGTAGCATATGCATTAGTTGAAGGTTCATAAACAGAATCACCAACAGCAAAAGCCCCAAGAGCATCGGTTAATCTTATTTCTGTATTGGATAAAATTTGATTAATATTACCAGTACCGCCAGGAATAATTTCAGAAATAGCTGCTACATTAGAAGATAATGTGAAATATTTAACAACCGCATCAATACAATTAGCAGTCGCTGTTGAAGTTAATCCATAAATATTATCATCAGTTGTATTAGCAATAAATGTTCCTTTGGTATTTTTTATCTGTATAAAAGAACTATTTGAAAAAACAATAATACCAGCTGCATTTGTACTTGGTTGAATAACAATTTCATTTGTTTCAAATGTATCGCTAGTATTGTCTAATGTTAAATCGGTTCTATCAAAATTTTCAAGATCAAATATAACATCCTTAACTAAAGGATTTTTAATAATCCCAACATTTCTATAAGAACCATAAATTGGTAGTGTATAATAATCATTTTGAGCTGTATCAAATTTCTTTGAAATTCCACAATAAATCGATCCAAGTTCAGAATAAGCGTCGCTACCATGACCATTAACTGGGCTTAATTGTGGCATAACAACAGCATTAGAGCCATATAAAGTATTAGATGTTATTGTAACATTAGCTTTAGTATAATTTTGCCCACCATTAATTAGAACCAAAGAAGTTATACTTCTTGAAGGATTATTAGAACTTAAATCTACTGTGCAATAAGCAAGAGCTCCATTGCCATCGCCTGTTATATTAACAGATGGCGAAATAATATATTCTGTTAATTCTCCAGGAGAAGAATATTTTGAAACCAACATAGCATTACCAACAGGAGATCCAGAGCTAGTTTTAACATCAATTTTTGCGCCTGGTAAAAAACCACCATAAATTGTTTCTACAGTAATGTTTGGATATGTATCAATACTATCAATATGAGCTTTAACCTGCGATGTTGTACCAACAACATATAAATTAGCTTGAATAGTCCCTAAGACATTTGAAAGTATTAATGAACTACTGTTAGAAAATGACAATGTTCCATTCGAATTTTGACTAGTGTTAGCCTCATCAACAACTACTATACTTTCACCAACGATAAAGTTTTTTGATAATGGAATTGAATTGGAATAAGAAATTTGAGCTGAATTTAAATTTGTATATACAATACTGCCCTCGCTCAAATGGTTAGTAACAGAATCAACAGTAGCAGCTGCAGGTACCAAATAATTGTTAGCCCCAAATACATTAGAAGTAAACGGATAATTTACAGAAATAATTGAAGATGTTATACCTGTTATTCTTCTAATATTATTGTTAGCGTTTTCACCAATACGAATATATTGATTGTTGGCATAATCTGTAAGGAAATTGGTTGATGAGTTTGCTACAATTTGATAAGCGTTGGCAGTAATATCAACATCAATTTTTCCATTTTTCTTAACAGCTGCATCACTTGGGTTATAAATTGGGTAGTTAAGATTAAAATCTACAGTTGAATCATTATTAAGAACTAAAGTTGTAGAATTAGCATGTCGAACAGTTCCAAAAGCTCCAGTATCTGACTGAATTACTGTGTCTAATTGGTTAAAATAACCTGTTCTATAAAAATAGATAATATTACCAATTCTTTGAGTTACTAATCTTCCGATAGTAAAATCAACACCGCCATTAATATTTTCTAATTTTAAATTTTCATAATAATTGAAGGCAGGAGAAACAGATAGGTTTTTTTCCAATCCGCTATAACTTACTACTGGTCTTATTTGTCCAGCTCCGTAACCTGTTTTTAAATATATTGAAGAACCAGTATAATAATTATCTACTGGAGAACTCGTATCAGGCAGCTGTACAATAGAATTATTAACAAATCTTTGTAGAAAATTTTCCTCATAAACTTGGAAATTTGAACCACCATTAAAAAGAACTAAATTATCAATTGTTCCTGGAACTGCATTGTATGTAACATCATTGTTTGGCGTTACAGGAATATAATTTGACGTTTGAAATTTTAAATATGCAGCTGGTTCGCATGTAAACATATATTTCCAAATATACCCATCTGTTGTTTGGAAATTACCAGTTGTTTTTTTTACTGATGGTTTAATTGTTGATGGGACGCCATTTGGATTTAATGGAGAAAAACCATTATGAATACATTTATAAACATCATTGGTATCTGTTATAACGAAAAAATTCTTAGAATATAAATTAGTATCTTGGTTATCGTATCGAGAATATGTTGTTCCTTCGACCCAATTATATCTCGAAGTCATAAAATTTAAATCAGAACTATTAACCTTTTTAGCATAGACCATATTTTGATATATTTGCTGTTCGATTTGAACGACGCTATCATCAGCTGCAGGAACAGCTGTGTCATCGATATCTCCATTAGCATTTAACCATGGATCAGGTTTTCCAACAAAAAAGTAGTATGAATTTTTGTTATCGTCAACAGCGTTAATAAAATTGTTAACAGCATCAATCTTTTGATTTATAGTAATAACAGCCATTTAAACCTATTTCTCCAAATTTTTATTATTTATAGAGATTGCTCGAAAAAACTAGAAACCAAAACGGTAGTATTGATATTAAATTCGTTTTTAATCACATATCTTCCAAACAATTTCATACCAACAGGATGGACTAAATTTTTAACATATTCCTCATATGTGTTTAACATTCTTGAGGCTATAATTTCATAAGAATATTTCTGGTAATAATTACTATCCTGTAAGTACATATTGTCGCTAATAAAACTCTTATTATTTTTCCAATAACCATTAGAAATACCAGTTAAATCTACAACAGTAGTTCCCGTTACAGTGTATGGATTAGTATTAGATTTTAAATTTACAACTTGATTTCTGTCGTATCCATATCCACTATCAATTACTTTAACTGAAGATACAATGCCACTAGCAAAAATAGCATTGGCAGAAATTTGAGCATTAAATCCTTTTTGAGTATTTTTGTAAGGGCCATATGTTTCAAAAATATTTAATTCAGCTACCAGTGGTTCAATAATACTAACAACTGGGTCTAATGTATACCCAATACCTGGATTAATATCAGTTAATGATGCGATTGTTCCAACTTCTTTATCTACATATGTTAAAGCATAAATTGGCAAATTTAAATTTTTTCTATCAAAAGGAAATGCTAATGCTGTACCAAAATCGTACCAATCTGTCATCCTACGAGTACTACCAACAACAGCATTTGCGCCAGAAGTTAAATCATTGATCAATTCGCCTGATATAAAATATCCAGTTTGATTATTTACTGAAAGAACAGTAGAATTAGCAGTAATAACATTAGCAGTGGCATTAACTGTTTTTATTGGAAATTTTGTATTAATTTGTAAAAAAGTAGAAGAAGTGTTGCTTATCAACAAAACGCCAGGAACTAAATTAGCATTTGTAATATCTGAACCTTTTAATTCTACATAAGATTCATCACCATTAACAACAGTAAGATTTAAAATTCCTAAAGAAGAGTTAGAAAGATTTTCACCATTTGCCAACAGAGTTTGAGTTAAAATGCGGCAGTCAATTTCTAATAAATCTACATTTCCCATAGAAACTGTATGTCCAGGAGAAAATGTACCATTGATATTTGAAACGGATATTTCATAACCATTTTCTTTATCATCTAATACAGTATTCATATAATCAGCAATATGATCGACATTAATTTTATAAATTTCTCTGTTTACAATACTGCCAATTTTAAAAGTAGCACCTGCTCCACCAGTGTTTATGTAAACATATCCACTATGTCCATAAAATTTAGGCTGTAAAAATACATATCCAGTATTTGAATTATATGTACCATAACCTGTACTGTTTACAGGAATAGTAAGATTTTGGTCTGTGTATAAACTAAAAGCAGTAGTATTAACAGATTTAACATAATAAGAATTATTATTAAGTTCTGTCATTCCTGTTGCATATTCAACAGAAATAAGTTCAGAGTCTGATAATCCATGTGGTACAATTGCTGTACCATTAAACACAGAATTAACAACTGTGCCATAACACTGTAAAACAACTGGATTAGATTTTGTTATTTGAGAAATTCCAAGATATGAACCATATGACTCGCCATTAATAGGGGTCGCTAAATTTATATCAGAATACAAACTAAATGCTGTGCTATTAACTGTTTTAATAAAATAAGAATAACCGCTTGTATTAATACTACTAACGCCATTAACGTAATCAATTCGAACAGGAGTTGAATTAGATAACATATGAGGGTTAACAGTTTCTACTATAGCAGGATTTGAATTGTAAACTTTTAAAATATCTAGTTGAGCGCCATCGATATTAATAACAGAATTTAAAGAAAATCCTGTCCCACCTTTAATAAGATTAAATTCAACTTCGCCATTTTTACTTGTTGTTGATGTGACGAGAGCGAGACCGCCAGATCCGCTATTTTTAATCTGTAATATATCTCCAACTTTATAACCAAGACCGCCGTTTGTAATACTTACAGAAGATAAAGAACCAAAAATAATAGGAGCATTATTGATAGTTATTTCAGGAACAGTTTCTGATAATATCTTTTCTCCATATTTAAAATTACCTTCTAAATGAGACAAAGATAAAACATTGATAAGTTTATTTTCTACAGATTGTGTGTAATAGTTTTCAACAATAGCAGAAGCAAAAGTTGAAGAAGAGTATATTTTCTTACCGATTAAATTCGACAAATATTTACTATCAGAAACTTCAATATATTTTGGTACAATCCATTCACCATCTGATGGTTTAAAAATATAATTTGAAGGAACATAAATATCAATATCTTCATTAAAAATCATTCTAAACAAAAGCTTATATGAAGCATTCGTTCCTTTAGATCTATACAAATCTAAAATATGTTTAATTAATAGTTTTTTGTCGGCGACTA